TGAAGGCACCTTTGGCAGCACGTCTGCATTAGATGCTACAAATCAATTAAGACTTTGGACACACGATAATTATGGTGAGGATTTAATTATAGGTGCTAGAAACGGTGGCATATTCAAATGGACAGAAAATAATGGTGTGTCAACAAGAGCCGTAGAATTATCTGGTATTACGGGTGCTAATTTAGTCCCTACCGTTGGTTTGCAAGTAATTACTTCAGAAGTTGATAGACATTTAATAGTATTAGGAGCTGATCCTATATCAGGCACTTCTAGAACAGGTGTTATAGATCCTATGTTAATTGCTTTTAGCGATCAAGAAAATGAATTAGAGTTTGAGCCATTATCCACTAATACAGCAGGTTCTCTTCGTTTATCGTCTGGATCTTCAATAATTGGTGCAGTTAAAGCTAGACAAG